CAGAACTTTTAACTAACCCACTTGTAATGGAAGAAAGTGAGATACTAAAGGTACAAGCTAGCGACGCAAATGAACTGCATGTCATAGCTTCAATATTAGAAATACAACCAAGAGAGGTCACTTAATGAAAGAGCTAAAACCAGAAAAAATAATAGAAAAAATAACAAATAAGAAAACAGGCGAAGAATACAAAGATGATTCTGAATGGAAAGCTAAAAACATAAATCCTGAAGACATTAGAAGAGATGTAACAGTTGTAATGCCAAGCCTTGATTTTCTAGGAAAAACAAAATAAGATAGATAGATGGCCATAACGAGAGCACAACAAGCAAAACAGATGTTACAAGACGGCGGTATGCTAGTCCAACCAGGATTTGGTGGTAAGAGACAAGGATATCGTGGTGATGCTGCGGCTGCAGCAGGTGCACCAGGATATGCAGATCCTGGACCACAAGGAGATCCAGGCGAAGGTCAAGCTAGTCCAGGCAGTGGAATATCTGAAGCAACGGGTGGATTTGCACCAACTAAAGGCACTGTTAAAGCGGCCATGAGAGATGTAATTGTTCCACCAAAAAAACCAAAAACTAGACCAAATGTAAGAGAACCATTTAGTCCACTTATATTTCAAGCAATAAATGCTGTGCGTAAAAAACTTGGTACACCATATTCTTTAAACGCATTTCAAAGACAAAATTTTTTTAGAGACGCATTAACCACAGAAGAACAAGCGGAGGCATTAGAAGATTTAGCTATTGGTGCGGGTATTGGAACAACTAATCCTATGGGCATTAGCAGAAACATTGAAAGAGGAATGAAAAGTTCAGGTTTTTTAGGAACAGGCATTGGTGGTGGTCAATTTATTACTGACAAAGCTTTAGGCGGAGAAACAGCTAGATCAATTCTTAATGAATTTGGATACGATGATTATTTAGATACATCAGACAAAGAAAGAAGAGAGGGCACTGGAGAAGTTCCGTATTGGGCACAATTAGGTTATAATAGTGAGGCAGAATATCTAGCAGCATTACAAGCTCAAAGAGCAGTGACCACGGACCAAGAACCAGAATCAACACAAGAAGAGCCTGAAGAAGAGCAAGGTTTATTTAGAAGATTTAGAGCTGATGGTGGTATCATGAACACTGATGTTGTAGGTGGTGAGTTTGATTTTGAATCTGCAAGACAGATGTATGGTCTAGGTAAACTTGTTAAGAAAGTTACAAGAACAGTTAAGAAAATTGCAAAGTCACCAATAGGTAAAGCTGCAATATTATATGCAGGTGGAACATATTTAGGAGGATTAAAAACTTTTGGTGGAGCTGGTTTTGGATCAGGTAATTTTTTAGCAAATTTAAAATCTGGACAAGGCATAGGTAATTTAGCTAGATTTGCATCTGGTAAATTATTTGGAAACGTAGCTTATGATGATGTTATAGGAACTAAAACAGGTGGTTTATTATCTAAATTTCCAGGTGGTAAAATAGGAGCAGCAATCACAGCAGCATCATTATTACCACTATTAGGTATTGGAACGGGTGAGGAGGATGAAGAAGAGGCAGAAGAAAAAATTAGAGGTGAGGGTCTAAATTTAGAAGAAATTAGAGCTAATCCTAACCAATTTTTAGCAAGAAGATTTAGAGCAGAGGGAGGTTCTATGAAAGAACCCGTAGCAAAGAAAACAATGCCATTATTAGATTTAGATGGTAAAGAGATGGATTTAAGAGCTGAAGGTGGATTTGTGCCAATAGGACGTATGGAAAAAGCAGATGATGTTCCTGCAAGATTATCAAAAAATGAGTTCGTATTTACAGCTGATGCTGTAAGAAATGCGGGCGACGGAGATGTAGACAAAGGCGCAGAAGTTATGTATAACATGATGAAGAACCTCGAATCCGGA